AAGAAGGCAATGTTGGACATACCCCTGCCTCGCTCCCCGAGAAGCTTCCAGATGTAACAGAACAATCAGGCGAGGACTCTTCTGCCGATCAGGATCAACCTATTGTTCACGGACCGGAAGAGAAAGGAGGTGCGAATTCGGAGAAAAGTCAATGGCTGAACCCAGTATTGAATAAAATCTGTTTAACCGATAAGGCCAAGACCATGACGTCTGAACAAGTTATCAACAAGATCCAGAAGAATTTAGTATATGGAATATTTGCAGATTTTGAAACGGAAAAACCCACTAATGTAGGGGATATTCTTTATGTCCATCAGAATATGATAGTTTTCCCAAAACATTATGTTCGCGATATGAAGAAATTCAAGATTCTCTGCATACGGAATGATGATCCCAAGGCGACAAATCACTCCTACAAATTGGAAGTTTACCCTCAGATGCTCTATGAAATAGATGATTCAGATCTAGTCTTTGTTCACTGCACCTCGCATGGTGCATTGTGTGCAGACATAAGACACCTATTCCCAATGTCACCCATCCCTGATGATGGTCGTAAGAACTATATAATGACCTACAGGAATAAGAATGGAGCCATTGAAGAGTCTAAGGGCACTGGTAAGTGTGGGCGGTTTAAGATAGAAGAGAAACCAGCCTTCCATGGACTGAAGTACGTTCTTGCTGAATCTAAATGTTTTCCTGGCTTGTGCGGAGCCGTTCTCAGTAGTGTTGGGAACGGGTCATGTATATTTGGCATTCACGTGGCTGGCTCAAACACCTCTAGTGAAGGAGTTGCAGCCCAGATAACACAGGAGACCATTGAAAGAGCTGTTGACCATTTTAAAGTACGTATGGGCTTCAGATTTCTGGCTCCCGTTGAACCTCTGCGGTCTCATTTCGCTGGAAACGAACTTCCAAAAGCTGAAGGGCTGCATCCCAAGAACTTCATGAACTACCAACAGAAGCCGATTCACATGCAGTTAGTTGGATATGGTATTCCCCCTCAACGGAACACTACGAATTTTGCAGAACTGCCGATTGCTGCCACAGTAGCACATGAATTCGACAGTTATGAAATTTGGTATCCAGCAAAAATGAATCCCCGTTGGCACGGGATTCAAAAATGGGTTGGCAAAGCCTCAGAACCGATGAAGACTTTTCCTCCGGATTTGCTTCAAACCGCCGTTGACGATTATCTCAAAATGACATCAGTGGTGAGTGAATCGGAACGTTGGAAGGATAAAGTCACTCCCCTAACGCTTGATCAAAACCTAAATGGCATTCCAGGCAGACGCTTTATACCGTCTTTGAATATCAATACGTCAGCTGGAACCGGACTTTCCGGTAAGAAGAAGAAGTATATAGATTTAGAAGAAGGTCCTGGAACGCGGGTTTTGGACTCTGCTGTCATGAAGGAATACCTAGAAGCAGACGAAAGAGTTCGGAAAGGTCAACGTTTAGGACTTCCGGCACGTATGTTTGGAAAGGATGAGGCTCACGCAGTGGATGATAAGATGCGAATGATATACTTGATGAACATCAGTCTTGTCCTTTTAGTCAGGAAATATCTCCTACCAATAATCGAGATGATAGAACTGAACCCAATCCTTTTCGAATGTTGTGTTGGAGTAAATGCGGGTAGTCAAGAATGGCATGAACTCATGGCCCATGTTAAATCCATGGGTGAAGAAAGGACTTTCGCCGGTGACTA